CGCGGAACGTGCACTGCCCAGCCCTCCGCCATGGCTTGCCGCGGGCGCATGAAGCACAGCCGCCCGCCCCTCCACTTATCAGGATGAAGCGCCAGCAAACCAGCTTGAAGCAATGGCTCCAGAAGCCTCATTGCTTGCATAACTTCTTCGCTATAGCCGCAAACATCGTCGGGCCCAAGCGGGACCTGATGCCACTGCGCCCGCCCCCGTCGGTAAAACTCAACGCCTTGAAAACTCATAATCAACCTCTGTTCCAGTGGTGACCGGGATCCAGCGGACGACCATCAGTCGCACACCCCGGTAGCCGCCCGCTCTTCTCCATCCGCTGCTTGGTCGAGTCGTGGCAGAACTTGCACAGGCCCTGCCAGTTCGCGGGACTCCAGAAGAGCTTCCAGGCGAGCTTGAGCGCGGCGGAATCTCCACTGGCCTTGGCCTCCTTCAGCTTCGGCGCGACCTTGTGATCGACTACGGTTGCGGCAACAGGCCGATCATCCGTCGAACACATCGAGCAATACGGATGCTCACGCAGGTAACCCTCACGGGACCGCTGCCACTTGTAGCCATAGCCGCGCTCTGTACTACTGCCCCGCTGGCGCTCAGTTGCTCCAGTCATCAGCCCATCTTCCATACACGCGCCAGATTGCCCGCACTCTGGCAGACGGCCCCGACGAACACCGCCAGCAGAACCACCAGCGGCCAAGAATGCCGAGGCATGATCAGTTGCCCCTTCAGGATGTAAGCGATCACCGCACCAGCAGCCACCATCACCAACCAGGCAAGGCAGCTCATGTCGCGGCGGTACCGCGCACCGCGGCGCCGAAAGGTGAACAGCCGGACGAACAACGTCACGCACAGCCAGAACGTGGCCTGTGTGAGAACTTCCTGCACCAGGTGACTATCCATCCTGCCTCCCTTGCGGCTCAGCAATGGACCCCCGCCGCTTGATCACGGCGAGCGCGACGGTAACGACAACCACCGAAGCCCCGAATGCAGCCGGCCCGGCGTACTTGAACGGACGCACACCGAACAGCTCGACATCAGCCATGGCAGGCGCGAATAGATAACCCATGACAAAGGACACGATCAGGAACAGAACCCGCTTCCACACCGGCAGCTCTTCAGTGGTGGTAAAGAACACCAGGGCACCAGCCAGAGCGCCGATCACGGCAAGCACATCGAAACCCGCTACCAGTCCGGTCGCCGCCAATCCGACGCCACCGGCCACGACAACAGTTGCCGGCTCGCTCATGCTGACTTCTCCATTGCAGATACCCAAAGGGCCGAAAATAAAAACCCCGCCGAAGCGGGGTCAGGTGACCGGGTTGGGGTACCCGGGTGAAGCGTGCACAGCACGTGCGAGGTCAGCGCCAAGGCGCAAATTGCATATCGTGGGGACTTTTTACCCCTCTCCGGAAAAACCGAAAAGGGGTCATTTTCGGTTGTTCAACTCCACGCAACTTTGACGCAACTTTGGCTCACCTTTGAGGTAAACCACCCCGACGAACGGTCAGCAGGCTTGCCAGCGTTTCACCGTCGAAACCCGGGTCAGATCCGTTTCAGCATGCCCACTGCGGCGAGTGATACCGCGTGTCGTAGCGCTGCGCACCGTGAGAATGAGCTGCACCTGCTGATGCAGCCGATGAACCCAATTTCGGTAAGTCCGGTCAGCATCCTCAGATAGACCCAGCAGCGCCAACTGGGCGCGAACAGTCAGGGGCCTTTCCGGCAAGTACCGGTTGTAGGCCAGCTTTGCCAACTGGGCGCCCTTCTCTGATTGGCGCTCAAGTTGTGCAAGCGCTGCTGCAACTTCACAGGCAATGTGATCCATACCAGCACCGCCACCAGGCAAGCGAGGCCCCGGCGTGCCACGGGGAGCGCTGCCGCCCCACTCCATGATCGTCGCCATTGGGCTGCCCAGCCCGCCGCCATCACCAACCCGGCAGCACTGGTGGCCCCAATGCTTCATCAGCTCTTCGATTTCCTCAATCATCGCGCCATCCCCCTGAAAATCGAACCCGACACAAAAAACGCCATACCCAACACAAACCCAACACAAACAAATCCCTTTAAAATCAATATCTTTATCAACTTTGAGTTAGGTGTGTTGGGTGTGTTGGGTTTATCGGTCCTCGCATGAGAAGAAATTCCGCGGCCGCTTTCACCAACAAATAACGTCACGCATGCGCGCACGCGAAGCAAAACCCAACACACCCGACACACAGCCCGCAAACCCGCGAAATTGAAGGGCCAAACCTGTGTTGGGTTACCAATATTGACCCGACACACACCCAACACACCCGACACACTCTTAGTCGTAGTCATGCGGCAGCCGCCTTAATGTGGTCCCAGTTGTCCACGTTCCAGCCAGCCAGCCGCGCCTTGGCCCGCCAGTTCTCCACCTGCTTGCCCAGCTCGGCCGCTTTCATTGATGGGGGTGGGGAAGCATCCGGATCGACGGGGAAGAAGAACGCACCAAACCGCCGGTTGTTGCCATCGGTCCAGGGGATTGCCCGTGTCTTGTCCACCTCGGAACTGATGAACAGCGAGAACTTGGTCTGGCTCATCACGTGTTCCTTGTTGCGCTGGCACCACTCAAGGAATAGCGAATAGAGGTCTGTGGATAGGCACGGGCCCCAGAGGCCGTGCCCCAGCTCGCTGTACTTCCATAAGTGCAGGAAGGTTTGCCAGCCGGCACGACTCAAGGCCACCAGGCGCTCCCGAGCCTCAGTGGACGGTGGTCGCGTGCGCTGGTTGAAGTCGCCCAAGTCAATCGACAGAAGCCAGCCATACAGCGCCGCAACGCCGCCCTGTTCAAGCTCACGCCCGATTGCCTTCTGCCGCTCCACCGGCAGGGTTTCCATGGGCCACATGACCAGCATCCGCCGGTCGCTCTCGCTGATCGGCCAGGGCAAGATCTCGTTGCTCAGGAACACCGCGTTCATGTGGTTGGCTTCTTCCCAGCCGTTGATGAACTTGGATTCCATCCGCACGGTCTTGCCGGTGATCAGGTGCTTGATCTTGCCCACCTGGTTGTAACGCTGGTCACGGCTTACCACCTCTTCAAACACCGACCACAGCTTGCGGCTTTGCCAGGCGTTGAAGTTGCTTTCCAGCTGGGTCTGGCCCACGGTCGCGGCGTACTGGCCGTAGAGCATGCCCAGGGCATCGGCGAACAGCAGGCTTTTTCCCGACCCTTCCATGATCGAGTGCATCAACACGGCGGTGTCCATCTTGGCGCCCAGGTGCTGCAGCGGGTACGCCAACCAGCGCGTCAGCCACTGGGCCGCCGCTTCGTCGTGGTTGCACAGAAACGAGATCAGCCACCGCAGGTTGGCACAGGCGGCATCGTCCCTGACGGGCTCCAGCGGCAGGCCATCAAAGGTGTTGATGTACACCGCCGGGTCCTTGGTCATGGTCGGGTCGAACACGATGTGCTCAACGTCCACCGTGCGCCGCTCGCTGCTGTTCAGCCACAGTGGATAGGTATCGCCAAGGGCCATTTTTACCGCGCCCTCGGCTATGCGCCGTTTTTTCTCCCGGTCCCAGACATCCTTGGTCCCGTCGATGTACACATAGCGGTCAGTCGGCGACATGCCGAAGGCATCACCCTTCTTACCGGCCATGCGCCGCGCCTGCTCGATGTCGCTGACATGATCGGCGGAGATAAGCCGCTTCGCGGTGTTGTCCAGCCACTCCTTGGCGATAGGCTTGCTCACTCGCGCTTCAAATGCCGACTTCTTCATCGCCCGCGCTTGATCGCAGTCCCACACATGCGTGGTGCCCTCGATCAGAGCAAACCGCCGCAGCACTTGATCGACCGTCAACGCCTCCCCCGCGCCCCCCATAGGAGCCGGAGCGGCCTCGCTGGCTGCGATGTCGCCACCCTGGCTCGGCCCGCTCATGTCATCAGAAGGGGGCGGGGGAAGGTCCCGGGGATCTGGGCGTGACGAATGCTGCATGCCGAGCATGCGCGCCGCCTCTTTCACGGCCCGGGATTGATCGCCGTTGTGTTCCAGTAGGCAATACACCTCAAAGGCATCATTCTGGTGACCGTTGGCCAGCGGATCGGCGCCGTGGTGCGAGTAAACCTTGCGCTCCTTGACCGTGATACCGGGCATGCCCGTGCTGCTTTGCGCATACAGCCACTTACTGCCCCGCTTGACATAGCCATGGGCGCGCAGCAGTTCCTCAACATCGTGACAACGGTTGAACTCATCGATCACCGACGGCTGGTCGCCCTTGGGGGCCGGTCGCTTGATTGCCTTGCCTGGGTCCTTCTTAGGCTTCGGCGCCCAGGGGCAAGCCGCCTCGGCATCACGCTTGAAGATGTCCCAGTTGTTCCAGATCGTCAGCAGCTCTGACGGCAGTACGGGGAAGCCATCGGCTGCATTGGGCGCTGTCCGCCAGAAATAGGGCTTACCGGTGCCCGGGTGGATCGATGGCGGCAGTAGGTCCTGTACCAGGCCGGCGCGCAGCTCCAGCACCGTGAAGCGCTGATACAGTTGCGCCTCGGCCTTGGCGGTGGCCTCCCCGGCCAAATCTCCGGCTGCCTTGGCCGCCCTGGCCTGGGCCGTCAATCGCTTATAGATTGAACCATCAGGGTCATTCTCGTTCGGCCAGGACAGGGAATGTCGGGTCAGCTCCACACCATCCGGCACCTGGAACATTACCCGGAAGCGCGCCGGGTTACCGACCACGGTCGGAAACACCAGCGCCATTGCATCCAGGTCGATGCCTAACAGCTCGTAAAGTACGTGGCGGGTCCATTGCACATCATCGACATCGAGCGAGCAGGCCCGACTTGGGCCCAGGACTACGCCGAGATTGTGCGCAGGACTTTTCTGCCAGAACGCATTGGCTTTGGCAGCGTCTGTGAAGTAGCCGCCGGGCTTGTTCCACCCCAGGCCCTTGGGGCCTTTCTCGCCGGGCTCGATGGGTACCAGGGACAGACCGAAGTCTTCGATGTAGCGCCGCGCCCACTCCGCGGTGGGCATTCCATTGGCCTGTTCACTCACCTGCGACGCTCCCGCAACTCCTGGCAACTGATACAGGTCTGGCAACCTTGTTCCGCCTGTTGACGACGTAACGGGATCGGATCGTCGCAGCCTTCACAGAATTCCGCGCTGGCGACGGTCGTCGCTTGCCGCTGGCGACGGTCCAACGCCACCTGTAAGAAGTAGTCGGCCTGGTCGTTGGCAATATCGATCACGTCAGCCATGGTCGTGCCCCTCCATAGCCTGGCGGGCGCCTGCCATGATGCCGAGCACTGCCCGAATCACGTCATGACCGTGCTTCTCCAGCTCCGCAACCTCATGAGGTTCCCAGATATTGTCGGCCGCCCCCTCATGCATGCTGGAGACGAACAAGCCCGTTTCGTGCAGCAACTTGCTGACAGCCAAAAGCGCTTGCTTGGTCGGGGCTGCAGGCTCCGGCTTGTACCAAACCATACCTGCCGGCCGCATCAGAGCGTCCAGCAACACCGGGCTGGCCGTCAACCGGATGACCTCCTCAAGCTCGTCAGGGTCCAGCCAGCGCGGCTCGAAGTCGTGCTTCAGCTTCTTTTGAAGGGTGTCGTAATCAATCACCATATCCAACGCCAGGGCGGTGACACCGCCTTTGTAGGAATGGCCGGCGCGGTAGAGCGCCTTACGCAGGGGAAGAACCGGCTCAACGGCCGTTGGCTTTGATACGCGACTCATAACCGTAAATACCTCTTTTACGGTCTAGTCATAGAAACGGGCACGCCCTATCCTACGACCACGACCGATGTGCATGTGCTGTGTATCGTCGTAGCCGGGCTGGGGGAATCTTGTGGTGAGAGGCCCCAGCCCGGCACCCTTTCAAGCTGCCTGCAGGTCCACCGGCAGCAGAAAGACATCTGGCCGCAGTTCTTCACGCTGCACCCCGGTCAATTTCTCGACACGAAGTACCAACTCTGCGGGCAGTTCGCCCTTTCTAAACCAGTAGGAAACCAGCTGCTGCGATACCGGCCGCTCGTCGGTTGAAACCAGTACCGCGAAAGCGGTTTGACCACCGGCTAGGTCGATAGCCTTCGCAAGGGCCACTCGCATGGATTCGGAAATACTCATAACAACCTCGGGACGGAAGGTACGGAGGCAAATTACAACAATATTTGTATTGCCTCAACGCTTTTTAGCGTTTGATAAAATACAAAAGCCTTTGTAGCCTCGCGAAATGACAGAATCTATCCCCGTACCAAGCCGCCTAGCCGCCCTGTTCAAGGCGCGCCGTGAAGAACTGGACCTCACCCAAGAGGACATAGCCAGTCGCGTGACCACACTGCTAGGCCCTGAAAAGAGGCTGACACAACAGGTCTATGCCGCGTTCGAAAAGGGAAGATCCCAAAGCACTAGATATGCACCGGCGATAGCGAAAGCTTTAGATCTACCTATCGAGATACTTGACGAAGAGTGGACACCCTCACCGAACGACCAAGCGAAAAAGGCGGACCTTACAACTGCGAAACTCATTGATGAGCCAATAGTGCTATGGGGCGACGAACCTCCACTTGGAGACGAAGTAGAGGTACCCATGCTCAAGGAAATAGCACTGTCCAACAACTCAGGACAAATGTCGGTAGTAGAGCAAGGCAAGGTAAAGCTGGGCTTCAGCAAAAGCACCTTGCTCTCCATGGGCATCGATGTGGCGAACATCGTGTGTATAACGGTATCGGGCAATAGCATGGAACCCGTCATCCCTGACGGCGGAAGGGCAGGCGTTGACCGAGGTCGAACTGAAGTGAGAGACGGTGATCTCTTTGCGATCAACCACGACGGTCAGCTCAGAGTAAAAGCGCTGTACCGCCTCCCGCGAGGCGGCCTTCGGATGCGGAGCTTTAATAGGGATGAGCACCCCGATGAAGAGTACTCAGCCGAGGATATTCGCCAGGAAAACATAGAAATTATAGGTCGAATTTTCTGGTATTCCGTTCTGAGATAACTAGAAAGTCAGTGAAAAACCCGCTTTTTTGCGGGTTTTTTTGTACCCGAGAAAAAGTATTTACAAGAATTACTGTTGACCATCCTACAAATTAAAGCGTAACGTTTGCCCGTACATCTCTCACCACGAGTACGAATCATGCAAACGACTACACAGCACAGCACCCGCTGCCCGGTGTACCTCCACCCCGCAGCCTGCACCAGCCCCGAGGC